GCAGATTATCCTGCGAGTTTGAAGCATGGAAAATAAGGCAGTATCGGAATATTTAGCCAAAGGCGGCAAGATTCGCAAGATGCCTACTATTCACAAATCATCAGATCGCGCCAAGGTAAGAAAAAGATATGTGCTTGACCCGTGTCCGATATGCAAGGATTATCAGACTTGCAAAGACCCCTGCCCCAAAGTAGAGAGGTTTCTTAACCACGACGACGGCCTTGAATCATGGAAAAAGGTAACAACGATTGCTCACATTAACGGCAAACATGCCAAAGAAATGCCCCAAGGGGTGTCAACTTGCGAAGCTATATTAATAAATTATTTTATAGACCGCATGACACCACGGGAAATGGCAAATAACTATCACAAATCAAGGCAGTACATCCACCGCATCATAAAACACTATTCTAAAATAATCATCGAAAACATCAAAAAATCGGTTTAAAATCTTCCTGTAAGTAAAAAGTACCTTAAGTTCTTTCCGTAGTGGGTTGCGAATGCAATCCCACGAGCATAGAACCGGAAGGACAACAAAACAACCACCAGGACGATCAAACATGGTTCAAAACCTACTGATCCCTGGCAAGCCGCAAGCAACGCGGCTAACAAACAACGGAGCACAAAACATGCTCTTCAAGATAGGTATCTCACTCTTTATAATCATGCTGATTCTCAGCTTAACCTTCTGCCTGATGGAGTACGCGAAACAATGACGGCGCAAGAGAAGAAGCCCGGTCTTAAACGCGGAAGACCCACAGACTACAAACCTGAACTCTGTGATGATATCCTTGAATTCTTCGGCGCTACAGAAGAATGTTACAGGGAAAGTGAAGTCACGGTAGGCGGCAAGAACTGGGAACGAACAGAGACAAAACTTCTACCCACAAAACTACCCACACTTGAGGGTTGGGCCTGTAAACACGGAATACATCCCGGAACCGTATGGGATTGGACACAGCGACATCCAGATTTTGCCAATGCCGTTACGCGAGTGAAGGCCTGGCAGAAACAGTTGTTGATTCAGGGCGGAATCATGGGTGTCTATGATAGTAAGTTTGCTCAGTTTGTGGCGATTAACGTCACAGACATGAGAAACACACTTACGGTAGATAACAACCTTCAGCTTACCCTACGACGCGATCCCAAAGAACTAGAGATGATGGCAGAGATGGCCCGCGAAATCGGCGCTAGAATAGCCTCTGGTCAGTTACCCCAGCCACCCCAAAGTGGAGGGAAAGACCAACAGGGCGAGACAATAGATGCCGAAATGGTAGGTAATAGTGGATAATAAGTATCCAGACGATACACCTTATTTATCATCCACAATAATATCAATAGCTTATGGGCAAGCCAAACTGTGTATAAGAAGTATTATGTAAACTCTAAAAAGCTGGTGGAGTTGAAGGATTGAAACGAGGATCAAAGTGGAGAATGGGCGACGATGGAGCTTCCCTGAAAATCGGTTCCAAAGCATGCTTTTTGGACGACCCCCCACCCCCCTTTTTGAGAGGGTGGCTCGGAATTTCACGGACTCCGTTTTCATGTATAACCCCTATGGCCTTTAGTTTTTAGGAACGCATTATGAATCCAGACCGTGATTACTCACAAGACCCCGGCATAGAGTTGTGTTTCTACGTGTGGCTGTTCATTGTGCTTTTGCTTTGCTGGTTTTACATAGGGGCTTATGGCTTTTGATCCTTCCAGAACTGGCATGAGGGAACTCGCACAGATTGACCCGTGGTGCTGGGCGTATTGGAACAAGTTAAGGCTTTCCGCTGGTGAATTCAGGGTTGAGGGACACGAATATCAGGTTGGTCTGATGCAGAGCCGGGCGAGGAAGCGTGTGTATAAGAAGGCCGCACAGATGACGTTTTCCGAGTCTGAGATTTTGCGGACGTTACATGGAATGATTCACGGGTTTTTGCCGAAGGGTTGCCTGTATTTATTTCCTACGGATGATGATGTAGGCGAGTTTTCAAAGGCGCGGTTTACGCCGCTGATCGAGTACAACCCGGATTCCATAGGGAGGTATGTCACTTCAACGGATGCGACGAACATTAAGCGAATAGGACGGGCATTTCTGTATCTGCATGGTGCGAGGTTGACGCAGAAGATACAGGGCGAGAAGAAGGATTCTTCCAAATTACGTACACGGTCTGTGGACAAGGTTGTCTTTGACGAGAGGGATCTAATGGAGGATGGCGCTATTGCGATGGCACTTGAACGGTTTTCGCATTCAGAGGTTCAGGAGCAGGTTGAAATATCCACTCCCACCACTCCGGGCTGGGGCGTTGATGAATCATATGAGAATTCAGATCAGCGTGTATGGATGCTGAAATGTGAAGCGTGCGGGGCGGATACTTGCCTTGAAATTGAGTTTCCCGACTGTTTAAAAACATTAGCAGACGGCACGGTTTACCGGGCGTGCATTAAATGCGGCAAGGAAATATTTTCAAAAAGCGGGCGATGGATCGCACAGTATCCGGGGCGCGAGGTTGAAGGCTACTGGATATCACAACTCAACAGCAAGTACGTTTCCCCGAAGACAATTTTAGACATGTTCCGCAATCCTCCAAACGGGGATTTGCAGGAATTTTACAACTCAAAGATGGGGATGGCCTATGTTGCGGCAGAGAACAAACTGACCATGAACGATGTCTATTCGTGCTGTAATAAAGAGGCCATGCTTATTAACCACCAGGGGCCTTGTGGGATGGGTGTTGATGTCGGGTCTATGCTTAATGTTTTGGTCGGTTTCAAACCGAAAGAAAAGCAGTTACAGGTTTGTTATATGGCGCGGGTGTCCTCGTTCAATGACGTGCATGATATTGGCAAGAGATTTAACGTGAAGTCATGCGTGATTGATGCCGAGCCGGAACTGAGGAAGGCGCGGGAGTTTGCCGAGTCTCAATCCTATCCATGTTGGGTGTGTGATTACGATGATAATTTAACGGGCATCCAGTGGCACGAAGACAAGCGATTAGTCAAGGTCAATAGGACATGGGTATGTGACGCGACACATAATCTCGTATCAGAACCCGGTCTTTTGATTCTGCCCCGGAAAAGCGAGGAAATGACCGTATTCGCCAAACAGGTGAGCGCGGCAGTAAAGAAGTTGGTGGAAACGCCCGACGGTTCACGACGCTATGTTTATCTGAAGGCGGTTGACCATTATCGGCATACTTTAAATTATTTATGGCTGGCAGCAAAACAGATTGGACTTGCGGAACCCGATTCCCCGGAGAAAAGGATCATGAAGATGATAAGGGACAGGGAAATGGGTAGAGCAAACTACGAACCCCTCAGTCATGGATTGGCGGTGAATTGATGGCAGATTGGGGAATAGGTGAATATGCAGCAGTAACCGCAGCGGCAGCTACCGTAACTGGCACTACTTATACTCTTATGAGCGCCCCCAAAATGCCCACCCTTCCGGCGCAGCCTTCATCGGCGGATACGGAAGCGGCGGCCTACGCTCAGGCCATAGAATCGAGGAAAAGGCAGGGAGCGGCATCGACGATACTCACAAGTCCGTTGGGCGTGGGCGGAACCCCGCAGACGCAACGGGCTACATTAGGGACATAAGATATGGCCGAAAAAGAAAGAACCGACGACCAAAAAGCGCAAGACTGTCAGAAATATCAAAAATATTTAGCCTCTGTTCGGCTGCCGTTCGAGCCGATGATTGACAATATTATTACGTATGTAAATCATTCACGCCGGAAGATAGTCGATAAGGAATCTAAGAAGGGGCAGAAGACGGGCATTGAGGTCTATGACGGTTCTTCAATGCTGGCAAAAAACCTTCTTGTTGACGGCATGGTGGGTTATCTCTGCGGAAGAAATATTGATTGGTTTGGCTATGAACTTCCGGGCAAGTTTAACTTTCCGCGCACTTCGGGCATGCGTCACTGGTCGGGCAAGCGCATGGATGAAATGCCGCAGGTGCGAGTATTCCTACAGGACTGCATGGATGTTTCATACGCCGCTTTCAACAGGTCTAATTTTTACGATGTCATTCCCGAATTCATAGGCGACGGCGCAACGTGCGGGACAGCCAATTTACTTGCAGAAGAAGAAGTAGCGTCTGGCCGCATTACCTTTACCGTTCCCCATTTCAGAGAAAACTTTATTGCAGAAAACCAGTGGGGCAGGGTCGATACCAATTACCGCCTTTATAAACTTACGCTCCGGCAACTCAAGGACAAGTTCGGCATGGAGACGATGAAGAAGGTTGACCCCGGATTTTCTAAAGCATACGACGACAACATGCACGCGGAAAAAGAAATCCTGCATGCAATCTATCCCCGCAGCGATTATGACCACGGCAAGATAAATGGGAAGAACAAACCCATAGCATCCATGTGGGTTTATCTGTCTCCGTTAAAACTCATTGAAGAAACGGGTTATAACTGGCTGCCTACCATAACGTGGAGATGGAGAAAAAACAATGACGAATGGTACGGGAGGTCTCCGGCATGGGACGCTTACATAGACATAATGCTGTCAAACCAGCAGGGCAGGACAAACCTTATAGCAAGTCACAAGATGGCCGAGCCCCCGATGGTAGCCTTTGCAGACATGCGCGGGAATGTGAACGTGGGGCCGCGAGGATGGACGTTCATGGACAAGACCACGAACCCGAATTTAGGCGAGGTCATGCCCCGTCAGTTGATGACCATAGCAAGCCTTCCGTTTTCCGTAGAGGCTCAGGGTAAGACGGAGAAAAACATTAGGGAGCATTTTCACGTCGATTTCTTTTTGATGCTCTATCAGGCGGCTATGAACAAGACAGAGCTTACCGCAACCCAGGTTATTGAGATGATGGGAGAGAAGGCGGCTGTCCTAGGAACTCGCGTCGGCATGCTTCAATCAGAAGCCTTTGATCCTATACACGACAGGGTATTTGAAATTGAAATGAACGCGGGACGCATGCCACAGCCTCCACAAATCCTCATGGACATCGGCGGAGTTATCGGAGTGCAGTATCTTGGCCCGCTTGCACAGGCGCAGACAAGGCTTACAAAATCCCGTTCAATACAGGCAGGCTTGACATTAATCAGCCAGGTAGCAGACCGCAAGCCGGAAGCGCTTGACCTTATTGATTGGGATGGTTCGATAAAAGAAATACTCGATTCAACAGGATTCCCCGCAAAGCTGATCCGTAATGACGACATGGTTAATAAGATACGTCAAATGAGATTACAGGCCCAGGAGAAACAGAGACAGATTGAGAACCTGCCAAAGATTGCAAAGGCAGCGGCGGCAGCAGGGAAGGCCACACAGGAAGGCAGCCCACTTGCGGCACTAATGGGCGGCGGAACAGGCGAGGAAATGAATGCCTGAAGATTTTGATTTAGTACAACAGGAAACAGAAGCGGAGAAATATGAGCGGGAGATCAAAGACAAGTATCGCGCCTTATTTGGTTCTGGCATTGGCGTTGAGGTGCTTGCGGATATTCTTGCCCTTTGTCATTTCGGTTCTACACTTGATCCAGACAATAAGGTTCAGGTTGCGGAATATAATGTCGGCGTGTCGCTTCTCGCAAGGTGCGGGATTCTTGCGCCGGATAACTTTGAAAGCGTGATTCACGCTTGGTTGGGTTTACGCAGAAAACGTAAATGACCAAAAGGAGGATGTGATGGGAGCAATTAATTTTTGGAGGAAAAAGACAGATTTAGTTTGGTCAGGATCAGCGGGCCAGTTAATCAAGGGTGTGTTCAATGCCACGACTGCCGGATATGGTTTAAAGCTAACCACGGCCCGCACATGGATTGAGGGGGGCAATGCAGACGATGGCGGAGCGGTTATAAGCGGCTCAGGTGCGGCTTATCTGTTCGGCTCGCGAAGATTACTTTTAACTGCCGCACAGACAGGCAACAACTCATGGTGTGGCGGCTGTGACCGGGTATCTGTCAATTCGGATTGTAGTGCGGTTACGGGTCATGTAGCAGGACATTGGGGGTATCTTGAAATGAAGGCATCCTCAAAAGTGAATGTTGCCGGGGCCGTTAGGGGTCAAATTGATTGTCCAAGTACGGCGGTAGTCGGCACTTTGGCAGGTGCTTTTATGGCTGCATCAAACGACCTGTCAGGAACGCACACCGGGCCGATTTGCGCTATGGCTGTGACTACGCCCGTGGCCGGTTCATGGGATGGACTTGTTGGTATTCAGTCAACGGAATGTGTTGTTACCTCATTTACAGGAAATACAACATTTGCGGCAAACAGCAAGGGGAGTTTCACGCAGGTAGGCCAGATTAAAATATATGTGGGCGGTAGCCTCTATTATATCCCCTACGGGACAGTAGCATAGAAAGGAAGGTTTTTGAATGGTTCTCGACAGCGAAGACCAGCGCGGATTGATTCTTAATGCTCTTATGTCTCAACCGATTCAGGGAGACTATCAGGGCATTGTAGAAATGTTACCAAAGTTCACAGCGGTAGTTGAAGCGGTGAAGACCGCTACAATAGAGGAGAAGAAAGATGGCTAAGGGAAGCGGCGGTAAATCCAAAGACCCCTCGATGTTGGAAGAAGATTATTTCATCCAGAAGAACATCAAGCAGAATAAAAAGTTTTTACCGCCAAAACCAAAGAAGAAACCCGCCATGAACTATAGCGGGAAATTAGGGATAGTTTATAAAACTGTTCCAAACAGCAACGCGCATTAAAAGAAAGGAAGTGTTTTAATGGCAGGCGAGATACTTGCACAGCTACCGGAAGACCTGAGATCGAATGAGGCTTTTACCGGAATGAATACGGCGGGAGACCTTGCAAAAGGCTATCTCGACGTGAAGGGGAAAGTTTCGGAGTTCGAGGGGAAGGTAAAGGACTATGAGGGGAAGGTAATACCTGACCTGAATAAGCGCCTTGAGAATTCAATCCCGAAGTTGTCAGAAAACGCCACGGACGCAGACAAAGCGGCTTATTACAAAGCTATCGGAAGGCCGGACAAGGCAGAAGATTATGAGCTTCTTGGCCCGGACGGGAAACCGATGGACTCGAAAATTTCACAGTGGGCAAGAAACCTGTTTTTTGAAAATGGCATCTCAAAAGAAGTTGGAAAGAAGATCGGGGATGCGTGGAATGCCTACTTGGGAAATGTTGTAAAGGCCGAGGTTGAGCTGCGTGAGAAGGAAAAAGGCGAAGCGGAAACGAAACTCAAGGCGGAATTAGGAGACAAATACGATGCAAGCGTCGAACTCGTCAAGAGGGTTTGGAAAAAATTCTCTAATGATGAATTCGATAAGTTCGTAAATGAAACCAAAATTGGAAACCATCCAAGCCTTATCCGCTTCATGATTAACGTAGCAAAACTTACGGGAGAGGATAAGAGTCCTCCGGGGTCTCCAAGACCGGGAGCGGGAGAAAAGGGCGGAATCGTTTACGACAAGAGTCCTGAACCTCCTAGAAAATAATCCTCTCTGTTTGAGGAGGATAAAAAATGTCATCAACAGCAGTATTGGGTTACGCAACCCTAATGGATGTCGTCAATGAATATACGTCCCTTGACGCACAGGGGCAGTATATTTGGGCGGCACAGGTTTTAGACAGGAAATGCCCTCTTGTGAGAGTGCTTCCAATGGTTGCTTCTAACCAGATTATGAGCAACATCGGATCGCGGGACACCTATATAGGCTCTCCCGGAGCAAGACGGTTCAATGAAGGCATCGTTCCGACAACCACACACAGTGCGCCGCTCTCCGAACCAATCGCCATGTTTGAGGATTATTCGGAAGTGGATTATGCGCTGTGGAGAATTCAGAATGATCCGAACGCTTGGAGGCAGAGCCAGGATCGCCGGAAGGTGGAGGGAATGACGCAGAAGGTCGAATATGACTTCTATTACGGAAGCATTGCCACTTATCCCGGTGAGTTTAACGGGCTTCTGACAAGATTCAACAGCCTCACGACTTATCCGAACGGTGATTCGACATGGTATTACAACGTGCTTTCAGGAGGCGGCGGAACCTCCGCAAATACCACATCAATCTGGATTATTGAATTCGGCGACAAGAAGGTTTACGGGATTTATCCCAAGAACCTTCCGGGCGGCCTTGAAATTGAAGACCTCGGAAAAGTCACAAAGGAGGCGGGAGCATCCGGCGGGACAAGCGGTTCTCTCTTTGAGGTTCTCCGTACACACTTCACTTGGTTTGTTGGTATTGAAATAGACGATGAAAGATGCGTCCAAAGATATTCCAGCATCGGAACCATGGTAGGCGGTGCGGCCAATTTCGACGAGGAAGTTCTTATCCAGTTGAAGAATCAGCTCCCTGGATTGGGTGAAGATCCCGGCACGGTGATTTTCTGCAACAGAACCGTGAAGACGCAGATGGATATTCGTGCGGTGTCTCAGAAGACAAATACCTACTTCACGCAAGACCCGGCAACGGGTGATGTGTGGGGCAGGCCAGTAACACGCTTCCAGGGCATCCCGGTCATGGTTGCAGAAAAGATTACCAACACCGAAACCGGGTTGAGTTAGGAGGAGGTGCAATATGCCAGTTTATGATTATAAATATCTTTTAACCGACAACGGGATAGTGACAACGGATATTGTTTCCACGAACACCGTGAACTTCGGAGTAGCAAAGCCGAATGTAAATAAGGGCGGTAAGTTCGGGCTGCACATCATTATCACTACAGCGTTCACAGGTGCGGCAAGTGGTATGGATTTTAGTATTGTCCATAGCGCCTCTGATAACCTCAGCACATCAAGCACGAAGCACACAACGGCGCGGATTCAGGTAAGTGATTGTACCGCAGGGGCGCACATCTTTATTCCAATGGCATCCCACACCATGCTTCAGTATGTTGGTGCTGTTGCCGCGCATGTGTCCGAGGCACTTACCGCCGGGTATGTAACAATGTATCTTGGCGATGCGGAACCACCCTCATAGAAAGGAGCATTTTAAATGCTTTGTAAAGCAGTGAAGTGTTTAAAAGACTGCATTGATGGTCAGGCAGTAAGGTATGACCGGGAAAGGATATACAATATTGACCCGACTAATCCATGCGCGATTTATTTCGAACTTCCAAAGGAGGGCAGAATCATTGCCCTCCAAACGGAAAAGGAACGGCGGCTGAAAACGCTGGAAAACCAGAGGGCGCTTGGTTACAAGGATGAGCGTTTATCAAAGGCAAATCCAAATGAATTCGACGCTGAACTTAAAAGCCTCGGCGTAAAGATAGATGACAACGAATTCATGTGTACCTTTGATGGATGCGAGTTTATCGCAAAAAACGCCTTTGGTTTACAGTCACACATGAGGTCGCATAATTAGGACAGGGGGGGCTTAAAACGCCCCCTTATCCTTAAGGGGATTTTATGGGAACTCCCAGCGCTTCGCAGGTGGGCATTATAAATCTTGCCCTGTTACGCATTGGTGCCAGCATAATCTCGGCCATTGATGAAGGGTCGGCCAATTCGATAAAAGCCCTTGCCGTTTGGGATTATATTTTTCAAGAAGTATTACAGGCGCGGGATTGGCGGTTTGCAAAGACACGATATAAAATGTCGCAATCTACGGAAGCGCCGCTCTATGCTTATCAATTTGCATATCCCCTGCCTTCTGATTTCTTACGTCTTGTTAAACCGAAAGAGTCAACTTCAAAAGGCGTTAATCCCGTGGCCTATCCTTTGGGCTACTGGTACAACATTATTGACACGTCGGGTTATTCACGTTTCTTTAATTATGATCCGCCTGTTTATCCCGCCGGATTGCCGTATGTCATAGAGGCATTGCCTGATACCAGCGTGCTTTGTCTCTTTACCGATTACGACAATACAGAGCAAGACCTTTACATCAACTATATCCGCCTGATTTCTGATTACACATTATGCACACCCGCTTTTATCAACTGCCTTGCGAACAGGCTTGCGGCGGAACTTGCAATCTCCATCACAGAAGACAAAGAAAAGGCCGTCAATAAGATGCAGGATTATAAGAACTCCCTTAACTCCGCCGAAGCTGTTAATGAATCACTTGACTATTTAGATGATGAGGCCGGGGGGCAAGAGTGGGAGAACGCGGGTAGATAATGTTTAAGTCTTCTATTCCAATCAATAGCTTTAATGCCGGGGAGCTTTCGGGGTTAATAGAAGCCCGCACGGACATTTCTAAATACGCAAGCGGCTGTCAAACGCTTGAGAACGCCTTACCTCTTGTAGAGGGTGGGGCAAAGAAAATGCCCGGTACTTATTATGGTGGTTCTACTAAGTATGGCAGTGCAAGCAAGGCACGGCTTGTCTCTTTCAGTTTTTCCACAATTCAGAATTATATTTTAGAGTTTGGCAATCAGTATATAAGGGTATGGGCTACAGGCGCAAATGCCGGACTTGTTACAGGTGATGTTACCGCCCTGAGCAACTACGTTCCCGGCACGGCTTACACGGCGGGACAGTACGTTAAGGTAGGGGCTTATGCCTCTTTTTCTTTTACGGGGTCAAAGGTTCTTAACATCATAGCCCCCTTTGCACAATTTTATACAGGCAATGTTACCATTACCATAGGCGTTAATACAGGAGACACACTCTCCGTTGCTAAAAATGGCATAACACCGAATCAGGGTCTTAGTATTCTACTTGCAAACGCAACTCCTTCTAAAAATAGTGCCACGAATATTCAAGCCGCAATCGTTGCGCTGGTCGGTTTAAACGGCGCTACCGATGAATATATTGACTTGACGGGCTGGACGGTTGACGCGAATTCAGCATACAATACAACTCCGGCTATCGTCGCCCCTACAACCACATCTTCGTCAATGACCACGGTTGCTCAAGCATACGTGGCGAACCATAATAATCAATATGAATTCCCTCCGCTCTTTACCGTTGATTGGTCTATTTATTCACCCGCTACTGTTGTTGAGATTACCACACCATACCTCGCGGCAGACCTGTTTGATTTAGACGTCAATTCGCAAAGTGCGGATGTATTATATATTTTTCACCATTCCTATCCTCCGGCAGAACTTATGCGGTATTGCTCTTTTGGCTGGGTTTTTCAAAACCTTTCATGCAGGGGAACTCAAGGCCCGGTTAGCGCCGGATATGCAGACATAGGCAATCCAATAGCTTCAATTTCTCAACAAAACCCCGCACTCGTTTACGTAACTAAAGATGGATTAGCAACTGGTCAGAGAATCTACATGAGTGGAATTTCCGGCATGGTTGAACTTAACGGGGGGGAGTTTCTTGTTTATAACTATACTACGGGTGGGCCAGGTTCATGGAAACGGTTTAACCTTCAAGACCCGGATACCGGGGCGGTAATAGATACAACACAGTTTAATGCCTATGTCGCTGGCGGATTTGTTGTTGCGGTAAATAATATGTTCGCCGCTACGGGAGATTATCCTGATTGCGGAACCCTATTTCAACAGCGTCTTGTCCTTGCCGGGTCTGACAATAAACCACAAGATATAGATGGTAGCGTGCAAAGCGATTACCCCGATTTCATTTGTGACCTTAACGAAGAAGATCATGCCTTTCAGTTTACGATGGTTTCAGGTCAGGTTGACCGCATACGCTGGCTTGTAGGGAAGCAGATGTTAATGATCGGCACGGCTGATGGCGTTTGGGGGATGGGCGGAACAAATGGCGCTTCTCTTTCACAGGCCAATGTGGATAACGAAAAACAGATTTCAACAGGCGTTGGCAAGATAGCCCCGCAAATGGTCAATGATTCAATTATATGGGTTACGCGGTCAGCAAGGGTTGTGCGGCTGCTTCAATATCAATGGCAGACTAATCAGTGGATAGCCCCGGATTTAACTCGTGTTGCAAGGCATATTACAATAGGCCCGACCAAAGAGACTTCCGGCATTATACAAACGGCTTTTCAGGCAGAACCTTACCCTATCTTTTGGGCGGTAAGGGCGGACGGCCAATTACTCGGCATGACCTTTGAAAGTCAGGAACAGGTCTATGCTTGGTTTAGAATCGTCACGGACGGCGTTATTGAATCTGTGGCTTCTGTCAGTCAGGACAATGACGAAGATCAGGTATGGATTATTGTCAATAGAACTATTAACGGGGCGACGGTTCGATATGTTGAATACTTCATGCCGCAAGAGATATTTGGAGACATTACAGAAGCCTTCTTTGTTCATGCAGGCTTGACGTGGGACGGCGGAGACGCAGTTAATATAACGAACATCAGCAAGGCCGCTCCCCCGGTTGTGACCGCTCCCGGCCATACTTTCGCTAACGGTGATTTAGTTAATATTTCCGGCGTGCTGGGAATGACGCAAGTCAATCAAGACAATACCGCAGCCTACACCGTAACGGGAGTAGGGGCTGTAAGTAATCAGGCCAAAACTGTGTCGGGCTGGGGTTCAAGCAGCATCGGCACGAACACGCATGAAAAAATAACAGGCTTTGGTTTTACCGTTC